GCAATCCTGGGCATTTGCAGTCACATGGCAGACGGGAATCTTGTACGTCAATCGAATGTCGGAGAAGGTTCAGTGGTCTTCGGCCCGTCTGTTTACGACGTGCCACTGCTTCCGTACGAAAAAGAGTTAATCAAGACGATTGGGATAACTGAGGACGAGTATCAGAAATTTGCCGCAGAAGTTAGGCGAAGAGGTTTTGTACGCCCGGCTGAGTATGACCATATTCCAGACATTAGGTGTGACCCGACTGGTGGCATTCTTACCAGTCTTGCGATCGGTTTTCTTTTCACTGGCGTTGCCTACGTGCTAACACCAAAGCCCAAGATGCCTGAGGCGTCAAAACAATCACAGCTTGATTTAGGCAGTGTCAATGCTGGCAACCGTTTTACGCAAAGCCGGGGTTTTGATTCAATCAATGAACTTGCAGATTATGGCGCACCCATCCCAATTATTTTTGGCCTTTACGATCAAAACACTAATGTTGGCGGGATGCTCATTACGCCAAAACTTGTTTGGTCACGGATGTTTAGCCATGGAACGCAGCAGTCTGCCAAGCTGATGTTTGTTGTTGGCGAACAAGGATTTGCCGATGATATTAAGCCTGACGGGATTGAGCCGCCAAGACTCGAAGGAATTTTTCTTGGTAATAATGCGCTAGATGTTATTCATAAAGACTTTTTTGCTTTTTACTGGAAGCAAAATACAACTACTTCAGGCAAAAGTCGTATTAGGTTTAGCAATATTGTCCATGGAACCAACGATTCTTTAGATTCAGGAGATCCCTCTAAATTTTCTGCACCTGATGAAGATGCTTTTCATTGCCCAAGCAATGCCTCTGAGAACTCAACAGACTTTTGTCATGCGTATTCGCCAGCAAACAATACGCAATTTGGCGTTTATGGAGCAATACCAAACGGCAATGGCTATAGAATAAATTATGAAGTTGTTTCAAACATTCATAAAGCTAAAGACGACGCAAGAGCAGAAAGAAACCGAGCGCATGATTTAACTTTGCGCCGGATTAAAATTGTTGGCGATAACGACAAAAATATAGATGTTGGCGATACAGATGAATTAAAGAAAGTCAAAGCAGCAGGCATGATAGGCAAAGGGCGTCAATACAGCCCCCGCATGGGTTTAGTCAAGTTAATCAAAAACAGCGATGGAACTGAAATTACTGTTGACACCACTCATGCTGGCAAATTAAAAGCTGTTGTAAACGTAGAAGAAAATGATGTACTTAAATTTCGTATTGATGCTTCAAAAATACCTGAACAAAAATACAAATACACTAGCAAAGATCTTGAAAGAGGAGAAAATGTTGACGATATAAATCAAACCGTAATATCAGAGCAGCTTGCTGCTGATGACGCTATGCAAGTTGGCGAAAGATTTGCGATTGGAAATACCTTATGGAAGGTTACAAAAAGATTTTTAGATCGATATGATCCTGACAGCGGGAAAAATCAAACAATAACGTTGCGTTGTCTTGACGTAGATGAGTCACTTGAAAAAACAGTTGGACTCGTAAGCGAAAGTCGTGTAATAAAAGTAGAAGAAAAAGATTTTATTTCTGACCAAGCTGGTGTTGGCGCCGCATTTTTCCCCATAACGCATGTTGCAACAGGGTTAGTAAGAAATAACAGACCTGCTGTTGTTACTGAAATTGGCTTGCGAAGTAAAGTGTTTCAAACCCTTAATGGTTTATGCGCTTTTAACTCCACGCCGACGCCAGAACGACTTAAAGAATTTGATAAGGCAGAAACGAATGTCCGCTCTGGAACGTACACCGGAGCGATTAAAAGATCGTCTGTTTTTCAAGTGTTTGTGCGCAAAGCTGGCGTAGATGACAATAAACAAGAATTTAATTTTGAGCGTATTAACCATTTTTTTGCAGTAACAGGCAGCAAGCCTGTTGATCAATATAATTCTATTCGCTTTACTCATCCACAAAATTTGCCGCCAACAGAGTTAGAGTATAAATTTGTTAGCATACCTGGGTCTGAGCTGAGAAACCTTCCAGACGATCACCCAATAATAAGTCTTTCAGCTTCACACTCTGATCAAAGCGATGAATTGCTTCGTTTGTCCGCTGATATAAAAAACCTTGGCTTCTTTGGTATTGCTGTCGCGGGAAAAATAATTAGAAAAAATCAAATTAGGCTTAATAAGGAATTTATTCGTGAGCCTAAGACAGAAACTGTAACTGCTGAAAACTTTTTCCCAGAAGAAGTATGCCGCAATATTGTTTTGCCTCAAGTGCAATCGGGCCCTATAACAACAGTAAAAAACATCGAAAGAAAAGCACACATATCCAATAGCAATATAACTATTGGCAAGAATGGAGCCTTTTTCCACGTTATTTTTGGTGATTGCGATGATCACCCAGTAAATGAAGATGGTACTACGTCTATTGAAACAAGAGAGACATTAACTGCCGACAAGCGTAAATGGATAGCTGTTCGATGGACAGTTCGGAAACAAAGGCTGCCAACCACGCATTATGCTCATCAAAACAATCAAGTTACATTTACATGGGGTTTCGAGAGTTGCCAGGTTCTGGGCAGTTCTGACGGATACACGGTCGGAGAAACGTTGGAATTTAAAAGAGGATTAGGTGCAACCTCGGGAGCATCTGACGCTTACCCTACTGATGGGTCAAATCCGTTTGTGCCAAATCACCCTGACGGCACTATGACCTTTTCTGGTCAAAGATATGAAGTAACGGATATTGACACACAAGGGGCTCCTATTGGCCGATCGCAGGCTTATTACCACGAAATTTTTGGCAGCCCTGACGATAAAGATATCGGGGAGTCAAAAACAATGATTCGCACTTACTCGACAGGCGGCAAAACTATAAAAATACAATTAACTGCAACTGTTAAATTTCAACCTTTTCATTTTAGTGGTAAGTTTAAAGGGTGGAATCATCCCGAAAAAATTGAAGTGATTCAAGACTCAGGCACGACAAGCAACTGGGCAGAGGGTGAAACTTTTGATGATCTTATAACGATTACTGCTGACAACCCCTATATAACTTCTTTTTTGCAAACTGGCTTTAGATACGTTGTAGCAAATATCCAGCGAGCGCCGCAGATTGTAATCACTGGCACAACAGAGTTTGAGACCCAAAGCCAGTATGCGGATCTTAGTCTTTATAGGGGTTTAATACAAAAATCAAACGAATCTGAGCCAGAGCACAACATCGTTTATGTAAATGAAATTGTGCCTAATGCAAAAATGCCAGAATATAATAATTTGACGCTTGCTGGCTTATCTTTAAAAGCAGGCCGTAACTTTACGAGCTTGGACCAAATGCGTTGTTGGCTAGGCAGCGGCTTGCATGTAAAAAGGTTGCATCCTGATCGATCTGTTTATGACTTAGACGATCTTGCGGCTAATAACAAAGAAGCTGGCCCTAGCAATTTATTTACTGATTTGGTGTTCTATCTACTTACCAATCAGACAGGCGGTGCAGGCGCTTTATTAAAGATGGACGAAAACGATCCAAATCCGGCACTACTAACCAAGCAAGACTTTGTAGACACTTCACTCTTCTTGCACGCTGAAAAGTTGTTTTTTAATGGAGTAATAGGAAACAGGACAAACCTGCGTCAATACATTGCAGATACAGCGCCTTTTTTCCTTTGCAATTTTGTAATTATGGATGGCAAATTTTCGCTGAAACCGGCAATACCTGTTATGGAAAAAAGTGGTCAAATCAACGTTGGAGCGGTAAAAATAGATCAACTTTTCACCGCTGGCAACATTCTAGAAGACAGTTACAAGCTTGAGTATTTAAGGAGCGAAGAACGTAGGCCGTTTAAAGCAGTCATGCGCTATAGGCAAGAAACTAAAAACAAACTGCCTGAAGAAAAAGTTATACAAGTTAGGCTTCCAGGGCAGCATCAAAAGCACGATATAGACTTATTACCTCAAGAGCAATTTGACCTAACACAGTTCTGCACTTCAGAAAGCCATGCAATTAAAGTTGCAAAATATTTTTTAGGAATTCGCGATCTAGTAACACATACAATTAGTTTTTCGACAACCATGCACGGCTTGAACTTGCGTGCTGGATCTTATATAAAAGTAATAACAAGCTCAAGCCCTTACAAGAGTGCCAACAATGGAACAATTAGCAGCACTGGAGCAGTTACAAGCGTGCTAGATATGCCTGATGGTCAATATTCGGTTTCTTTTTTCAAAGCAGGCTCAAACGACGTTGAAGAAGCCTTAATGCAAGTAACTAATAACGTTGTCGCTGATGCAACTTTTCATGATTCAGTTTTTACTATTAAAGATGAAACTGTTGCGCAAAACGTGTATGTTGTGGAACAGTTGACTTTTTCTGAGGAGGGAACAGTAGACATCGTTGCCTCAGAGCATCCTTGCGATGATGATGGGTCTAGCAAGCTTGCGAAACTGATCGCAAGTGAAAATTCTGTTATTACTGATCAAAGCTGATGGACTTTCCAATTCTCAAGCCTTCTGGCCGTACCTACGAGCCTGGAAGCTATCCAGTCAAAACGTTTAAGTCGCAAAGCGGGTCTGAAACTCGAATTTTGTACGGCAGTGAGCGGAGTGAGATGAAGCTCAGTTTGTCTTACGCCAACATTGGCGATGCAAACGCCGAGCTTTTTCTTGATCACTATGACGAAATGCAAGGAACGTTCCGAACTTTTAACTTGCATGGACGAGCCTTAGCAGGCTGGGAGGGAAACCGAGATGCCCTGAAGCCAGCTGAAATTGAGATTCCGACTGTGACCTACTTGGTAACTGTGGTCAGCAGCGGTGGAGGCAATAAATACCGTTTCAACGGAGGGACTTCTGACGCAGAAACCTTGCAGCTAACTGAAGGCACCGTTCATCTGTTTAGCCAGCAGAACGCTTCCAACGCAGGCCATCCACTGCGGTTTTCTGTAACCAGTAACGGAACGCATGGCGGTGGAACGGAATACACCACAGGAGTAACGACATTTGGCACGCCTGGCCAAGCAGGTTCCTACACCAGAATTTTGGTAGCAAAAGACGCTCCACCGTTGTACTACTACTGCAGTGTTCACTCTGG